CTTTTTAGTCGTACCGCCTAGTACAGTTTTAGAAACATTTGCTTCTTCTTCAAGACCCGTAGCATCCGTCATAATCGTTCCTGTAACACCAGAACCTTGACCTCTAACTTTACTCATCTTTGATGCACCCGAAACAGTAGTTGTCGCTGCTGGTTGTGTAGTGACAACTTGTGCAGGTTGTTGTGCAGGTGGCGAAAATACTGTTCTAAATACCCTTCTTATAAATCCTCCCATATCTCCCTTCCATAATTGTTATCTAGCAAAAACATTAAATTCTGAATCAGTAAATTGCTGTAATGGTTCATAAATTTTTAATCTTGCTTTTCGTAAAGACATTATACAATATCTTAACGCAGAAATTAAGTCATCATTCATAGGTACGATCTTGCCGTCTTTTCTATGGTGCATCCTTAACTCCTCCAGCAGTTTATTCTGATTTTTAAAGATTTTCAATCGTTTTGTCTGCATCCTTACTAACATTTCCATGATACCCGCTTCTACTGAATTACCGCCTGTACCTTCTTTTAAACCTTTTTGGGGTGGATTAGTAAACCATTCTGGACACATATTCACACCTTCCTTCTTATACTGCTCGGTTAAATTCTTACCCGATCCTTTATCAGCTTGTCTGCCGTCTTGTGGCCAAATAACTGGAATCCATTTACCCCTAGCTTTAATTGCTGATGAATGAACAGGTACTGTTTCTTGACGTATAGAATAACTATCATAAACATAAGCTGTATCTACATCTCGATCCCAAGCAACCCATACACAAGCTGTAGGGTGATCCCAGCCAAAATCTATTCCACATAGTCTAGGCCAATGACTTGGTATATCCATAATATCACATAATATTTCTTCTTCAACAATCGGAAAAACCAAACCAGAACCTAACTGTGGTATTCCCTTTTCTCTCATCTTTCTTTCGTGGGGTGGTAATGCTTGTAAAACTTGTTCTCTAATTGCTTTTGTCATATGGGGTGCATCATCCCAAGTAGCTTGTATTAGTGCCTGTCCTTTTTTTAAATCATTTACAAATTGAGCTACTGTTTGTGTCATTCCTTGTTCTGGTGTAAACGTCATATAAACAATACCACCTTTATCTGCTGTTCTTGTTAATGCCTGTGTATAAATTCCTGTTGGTGGTTCTTCATCTAGCCAAATAACATCTACTGATTCTCCCATCCATTTCTCTTTACCCATTTCATATGCTTTAAATCCTATACGAGAATATCCACCTGTTACGTGCTTAATAACTAACGAGTTTATAGCATTTGGTACACCTGCTTTTCTTACAGTTTCTCCAATATATTTTAAAGGTACTGTACCTGTGCCTTTAGCTGATGGATCATCTGGTTGACCGACAAGTTCTTTTTGGCAAACATCCCTGGTGGTTTCATTTGAAACACCCCCTGCCCATGCTCTTACGGGTCTGTTAAATCGTTTACCAGCCCACCACGTTGGGTATTTTCCCGTCACATGGTATGCCATTTCCATAGCCCCACTAAAAGACTTGCCGACCCTATTACCAGCCATTAACAATCTTTGTGATGCTAATGTATTATGAAACTTCTTTTGATAATCATATGGCTTATAATCAGCCATGATATTAGTAACTTTACGTCTTTCTAATTCCTTTGCGATTTTTACTGCTTTTTCTAAATTATCACTCATTTTAAATTTTTCTGTGTAAAAACTACAATAGCTGATGGAAAAGGAGCTGAATTTTTACTATTCCCAAATTTTAATCTTCCCTTAATAAATCTAACTTTTCCTTTTAAACAATAATTATGCCAATAGATTGTATCAGTTCTAGCAGGAACGAGGCAGACAACAATAGCTCCTTTTAAACTTTCTTCATATGCTTTTTGAATCCAATATTTAATCTCCCTACCATAAGGAGGATTCATAAATACAATTTCATTAGACCAGTCTTGAATAAGACCATTTTCTTTTTTAGTATAATATTTTTTACATTTAGCATTTTCCTTTGTTGCACAAGGGTCTAATGTAAATTCAAATTCTTTATTAAGTGTATTAAATAATTCATTAGGTGTAGACCAATGATTAGTTTTACTACTAAAGAAAAGTTCTATATTATCCATCCAATAACTCTCATTAATAAATATAAGGTAATAAATATAAACATTGCCATAATCAATACATCATAAGGATGATTAATCATTTTTAATTCGACCAGTTTTTTTATCTATAGTGTAGAACTTACCTGACTTGGAGCTTCTACAACAGACATCATTTCTATTAACCCATCGTTTATTCCAAGCCCAACAGCTTATTTTGCCGCCATACTTTTCTAGTAAACTATAAATATAATCCATTATTGTAACCAATTAAATACTGCCCTTAATGCTAATACAAAATACACTAACTCCATAAGAGTTCGGGGAATATCCTTATCCTTTATACCAATATATACCCAAAACCCACAAGAGATACTAGCTAAACTCCATCCTATCACCTGTGCTATACTATTATAGAACCACCTAGCATCTGACAAGATAAATATACTTGCCATAGCTATAGCAAAACCCCACCAGCGATTTTTAGCTACATGATAGTATCTAATCTTCATTAGCTTATTATATAATAATCCCCTCAAAAATAAATGCCTTATACCTATTAACATAAGTTAATATTAACAATTTCCCCTCGCTGTGGGAAGTAATCCCTAATATAGAAGAAAGGCTGCGACTTTGGGGTGTGGGGGTCTTTTTTTGATCTTTTTTTCTTTTTTTCTTTGTTGCTGTGCTGTGGCCGTGTCTTTATATCTATGAAGGCCAATCAATTCGTAGAACTAGACAACATCAACGTAGTTAAGGGCGGCCTGCCCTTGCTTTCAAGTGTGTAGTGTGTGCGCATTAAGGGTTCTTCTAGCCACATCTAGCCATATATCAAGCTATGCTCTTATCTGCTCTTATTGGTACAGTTTAAGCTATCTAGTTATAGGTCGTCCTTATACTCTTATAGCTAAATGTCTTTATTGTTTGATTATGTTTATTAATAAGGGCTTATTGATTGTTTTACCAGATTAAGAGCTAAACCCCCGAAATGCAAAAAGCCCCCGCCTTTTAAGGTAGGGGCTTAATATCTTTTATTGGTTTATTTAAAGGTTGTTTTACTTTTTAAAGTGTTTACGGCTTTTTTGTAAACAATTTCAGGTTTATCATTAAACGGAATATATGAGCCGTCCAAACTCACGCCATATTTTTGATTGTTATTATTTAACCATTTACAAAGTTTAAACCCTAGTTTGTAAATTTCACGAGCATATTCACACGGGTGATTTTCTAACATTATAGGCGTTAGTTCTTTATTAGGCAATAAATTGCCGTCCTTATCAGCGTTAGTATTCCAATTATTATCCATTAAAGAAATACTAAAACTTTCATACTTTGGTTTTTGTTTATTAGTCATTTTTAGCCCTTTTTATTAGTTTTATATTAAATTAACCTTAATTAAGTCATTTATTAAAGTCAAGCTAATATTTTAAGAAAATTAAAAAAAAATTAATTATTTTTATTTTATCTATTGACACCTATATATATAAGATTTATAAACTTAACTTATGTTAAATAAATTAAAAAATATAAGTATCATTATATTAAACCTATTATATGTATTTTTGACTATTGGCTTTTTTTGGTCAATGTTTTGGTTATCGTGTTTAATTTCTGATACTTGTTATTATAACAATATAGGGGTGTTTTAATATGACTTATGAAAATCAAATAAACAAAGATTTTATAAATCAAAGAAAATGCAATTTAATTGCTACGGGTGTAGAAAATGAAACAACGGCAATTTGGCAAATACTACTAGAAAATAAAACTTTTAAAAATATGGTAAAAAAAGAGTTTAATTCAAACAATCATTATTTAGATAGTATTAAGATTTTAAGTAAATATGCAAATAACAATCTAATATAGGGGTTTTTAATATGATTAAAACAATTCAAGAACTAAAAGAAGTCAATAAAAAATGGTTTACACCTGAAAATAAAAGATTTTTTAATGATATAAATTATAAAGTCTTAACGGGTAAAAAGACTAGAACAAGGTTTTTAATTCAACATACTTATCAATGGTCGGATATGTTTGACGGGATTAAAAAAGCCGTTTTTGTAGTTAAACCAATAACAGCAGAAGGCGAAATACTTGAAACTGTTGAAACATTAAAAGAGTTAAATCAAGTTAAACAATATATGAAAGAGGCTTAAAATGGAATATATAGGAACTTACGGCAACTACAGCTATAATACAAGTCAAGGCTATATAAAGGCCCATTGTTCAAAATGGCGTGAAAATAGGACAACTTTTTATAAATCTTATGACACAATAATAGCTTTTGAAAATTTTAAAATGGGGCTTGTTGTTCATTGTAATAGCTGGTCAACAACAACGGGAAAACACTTAAACTGGATTGACGGGGGAAACAAAAAAGCCCGTTTATCAAGTGAAGAATTTAAAAAAGCCCTTGAAAAAGTTAAACCAACAGAAAAAGCCCCCGATATGCTTAAAACTGTTTCTATGGTTTCTGCTATGTTTGGGATTATGTGCAATAAAGGCGAAGAAAAAACAAAGAATAAATATCAAAAGAAATTTTTTGATAAGGTGCAAGGTATAAATTTTCCTGATAATTGGGAAAGTTTAAGCGAAGAAGAAAAATCAAAACGATTAGAAGGGGCAACAAAAATCGGGCTTGAAAAATGACACCTACTTACTTTATAATTTTAATGATTTCTTTTGCTTGTATTATGGCCGTTATATTATGGTTATATGACGGCTATAAAATAGACCAAGAAAAAAAGCAAGAAGAACTAACAAAATCATTTAATAGAAATAATGACAGATAAACCTAATAATACAGAATTTGTTGAGTGGTTATCAAAATGCCCAACTAATTATGATGAAATATTAGAAACTTCAGATAATGATATTATAACTATAAATTTTCATGGTAAAAATATTTATAAAGAAGTTATAACATCACCATTAAATAAAGAAACTAAAGATAAAATGAGAGAGTTTGTTAAAAATAACTCAAAAGATAAACTTAAAGAAGTTATTAAGAAATTTTATAAACAATGAAAGTGAGGAAACAAAATGCCACAATGCAATAAATGTAGTTTAGAAGATAACGACAAAGATAAACAAGGTAATAATTTATTTTGTCAAATTGAATATGATACTTTTTGTATGCCTTGTTATTACAAAGAAATAAACAATGAAAGTGAGGAAACAAAATGAGTACCTATTATAGACCTACTGAAAAAATCAAATTATCTGAATATAAGAAGATAAAAGGATTAAAAGTTAAAACAAATAAATACGGCAATTTATTTCAAGCCAATGGGTCAACTTTACATTATGGCATCAATAACAAAAAGGAAG